ATAATGAAACTATGTCCAGTGGTTTAAAAAAAGCTGGAATTAATATTAAAGATTTTCAGCGTGATTTAATAAAAGCTGCTAAAAGCAAGAAGGGAAATCGTGATGAAAACGTTATGGATGTTGTTAATCGTTATGGTGTAAAAGATTTAATGATGAAAACAGGCGGTTTTCTTATGAAGCAATCTGAACGAGTAAATCGTTTGAATGCTTTTATTGCTCATGGTTTACAAGCTGTTGAAGGTTTTAAAGGAGCTGGTAAAGATTTATCATTAGCCGATCAATATGTGTTTGAGAAAGCTGAACGTGGTATAGAAATGACGCAGTTTTTATATCAAAATGCTCATAGACCTGCATTTATGAGGACTTCTATGGGCAAAGTCTTAGGTAGGTTTAAGTTATTTGTATTTAATAGTGTACGTATGCGTAAAGAATTTTACAGACAAGCAAAGTTAAATGGTTTTAAAGAAGGTAGTGAATCTTATAAAAGATTTAAAGATACTTTTGCTATAGACATGATGATGTATGCATTAGGCGGTGCATTCATGTTTAGCCTGTTTGATACTACATTGCCTCCGCCTTGGGATTGGGTTCAAGCTTTAGCTGATTATACCTTTGGTGATAAGCGTGAAAAAGAAATGGCGTTCTTTGGCTCAAAGCTTGGCCCACTTAATGTACTCAAGCCACCTATAGCTAGAGTACCAGAGGCCTTTGGTGAGTTATTAACAGGTCAATATGAAGATTTTACAAATTATACTGTATATACTATGTTCCCATTTGGTCGTGGAGTACGACAAATAAAACAATTAGCTGACGATAGACCATTTAGAGGTGTAGAAAGAGCACCAGAGATACTCTTTAGGATTCCTTATAATCAAATGAAAAGTCGGATTGAAAGAGCTAAAAAGCAACGAATGCAATTAGAAGAGATAGAAGAGTACTTAGATGTTTAAAAAAAAATTATAACGCAAGCTAGATGGTTTTTAGTTAGTTTACTAATTTGAATAACTTTCCAAATACTTGTATCTAACTTGCGCTATTTCTTTTAACACTCAGGATCGTCCTGAAGTCCTTTTTTAGTTTCGTATGTTTGTTTCATCGCTAGAAAAAGCAATAAATAGTTAATAATATCACTCACACGTCCCTCAATAGATTCAGATGAATGCTCTTGTCCATCTTTAAAATAACTTTGAAGACTGGATAAGTGTTTATTTAAGTATACTGATAGAACTTGCATAGGCTCCAAGCCTAACTTTTTGCCTATGCTTTCAAAGTTCCATAATACGTTAGTATTTTGATTCCCTTCTGTATACTCAATTCGCTTTTCATCTGATAATTTTAATGTAAGATGTAGAAAGTGATCTCTAAACTGTTCGTATTCTTTAGCTGTCATTTTAACTTCCTGTATAATTCATCAATTTGATTTTTGATAAACCATCTCATTAAGTAGTGATAGCCAATGAATAGTAATGCAAGATATACTACTATAAATACATCGAATCCATTTTCTTGTAATGATTGTAACCAGAATTTCATATTATTCTCCTTTACATTGTGAACATTCTTGAGTTTGCTTACCATATCTTGGAAAGTCTTCATAGTAAGAATATATAATTCTTCCTAATTTTCTATTATAAGACGTTTTTGTTGCTTCTTTATCAATTTCCCAGCATCTATTACATGTATTGCAAAATTTGATTTTCTTATCAGCAAGCTTTGCGTCATATTCGTGTTCTTTATATTTTTTTATCCTCATACATGATTCCTATTTTAAAGGGGAGTAAACGCCAACCTACTCCCCTTTATCATTTGTCATTCTCTTTTACTAAGTTAAAAAATCTAGATAAAGAGATTTCATCCTGCCATCCTCTTTAAGAGCTCCAGCAAGTCTTTGTACCGTATAGTAACTAATGCTTCTTTACGGTCTTCTTTGAGAATCTGTCCATACACATGCTCACATGGTTTGTATAGCTCTCCAATTTTCTTACGACCTTTGACTTGAAATTTGAATGGATCAGGCATACCTTTTTGTTTTAAAGGTGTTGTTATGATCATATCTACTTCTTCATGCCAACCTAGGGATCTACCATCAGATCCCCAAGCACGTTTGGATTCAAAGCCATATTCTTTAGCTTGATTTACACATTCTCGCTCAATTCTATTGCCTTTCTGTTTTGGTGCTTTACCACTCATTCTTCCTCCTCAAGGCTAGGCTGTGCCTTTTCTTTTGCTGTTATAATTTCTTGATATGTTGGCTGTCCTAATAGTTTCCATATGTCATCTAGGTATTTTTTACCATCGCTACTCATTCTTTGCCTGTCTGTTATTTCTAATTCACTTAATAAGTGTATTAACGATTGAGTCATTTGTGATTGAATGTTTGCTTTAGGTTTTTTCATATAAACCATCCTTTTTTAATAGTAAATGATGTAAATATTTCTAATTTAGTTACACCAATGCTAATTTGAATACTATCTCCACCTAATGTTGAATATCCTATAGATATTTTAATTAGTTTACATAGTATCATTATCCATGCTGTCCTTTCTTTGCCTTGGATCAATATCCTCGTTATTAGAGGAAATCCCAATAGATTTATTGTGTTTCCAGTTTTCATTAAACTTTTCCTGTTTTTGGAATGTCATTGTTGTTATCTCATTTATATCATGATCATGTATATATACTACAGCGTCTTGTCCTTCTACTTTGTATAATTGCTCATTTTTTAAATGAATTTCGATTACTGCCATACTGGCCTCCTCGGTATGTGGTAATAGGGCACAAATAAATGAATCTGTGCCCTATGGATTAGTTTCTTTTATCAAAGGTGAAAGTATCCCAATTGTAATTGAGAAGCAATTCAAACTTTGATTCGTCTCTTGCTTTTAAAGATTTAACTACTCTAGCCTTACTCATTTCTTTACCTTGAAATGCAATGTATTGGTCTGATTTCTGTTCTATGGCACTATTGCCTTTACCACTATGCACGTCCAATGTATTTGTTTCTTTGAAATTGTAAGATGCTGATTTAGAAATATGATGTACTGCTAATACAATAACATCTTCTTTCATTGCTAAATCTTTTAAACCATTTGCGATTACTTCTTGTCTAGCAAAGTCATCTTTACCAGCGTACTTAGCTGGTACTCTGTCAATTGTATCTACAACAACTATTTTTGCTTCAGTTTCTGCAACAAAGCTAGATAAATCCTGTATATCAGGACTTACTGTTTCTAGTTGAATATTGTCTATAGATTTTTGTGCTTGTTCTATACTCTCAATATTTCCACTTTTTACTATGTTAATTATGTCTGTTTTTGTTTTCTTCATTGATGCCTGTAAGAATCTTCTTGACATAGTTAAATCATCTACCTCCAAAGATAAGAATAGTATTTTTATCTTAGGTAGTTGTGTGATGAGATAACTTATAAAAGCTGTTTTACCTAACCCTGTATCGCCTATTAGTGTAATAAGCTGACCAGAGGTAAATAAATGCGTTTTAGGCATAAATGTGAATATATCTTTTAAGTCAAAAGATCTATCTGTGAAGTCTGATGTATAATGCTCTATTAGTTTATTAACCATTTGTTCAGCATTTAGTATGTTTGTTTCTTCATCAAGATTTTTGTACTTATACAATAGACATTTACTATCGCAATAAGGTTGTAGTACTGGATGATTACAACCGTAATTGTAATCATTTTTGAAAGCGTCACTAACGATTCTGCTAACTTCAACTGGATCTAATGGATTATTCATCTTAGTCATATACGCTCTTGCAAGATGATCACACGCTACCTTATCAAATGCATATTTCTTACGCCATATGCTAGTTAATGCTAATAGATGTTTATGTCTATTGCTAGGTACGTGTCCAGCATTATAAATATGCTGTACACATGTAATATATCTTGTGGATATACCTTTTGCATTGTCGAATACTTTACGTACTTCTTCAATGTTTTTACGGCTCATATCCATAGGATCTAATCCAGTTACTTCCTCTTTACTAATTTTATGAGGTTTATAGCTGGTTCTAATCTCTTGTGCTAATTCAGCTATATCTAAATACTCTAATTCAGATAATTCTGCATAAGATATAGGTATTTTATATAACTTTGATTTTTTATTGTAAGAATGTCCAGCACGTATTAATCTTCTGCTATCATATATAATATCTATATGTTCGCCAAAGTCACGTTGCATAGTTGCTCTTACTTGTTTAGCTACTTGATTAGAATCTTCAAATCCGTACACATTGCCAAGATGTATATGAAAACCTTTTCCAGAAAACCATATATTATAATGCTCTGGTTCTATTAAAAGCTTTTCCATTTTGTCAATTACGTCTAAGACTTTCAATCGTGTTTCGTTACCCATGTTATTGTCATTTTTAATGTAATCAATGTCAATAACAAGTTTATCTACTCCTTGTAATCCGTTGAATCCAGTTACAGTATCGTTTTTAGCAACAAATTCTACAATATCAGCATCGTAAAGAAACATACTTCTGTATATTTCTAGATTCTGATGTTGTGCTGCTATACTAGGAAACTCTTCTAGTTTGCAAAGATGATTTCTATTGCTAACACTTGTGGTAGCGTATTCTACCCACCAGTTATTAGTTTCCATGTTGTCTCCGCACTTTCTGTCTCAACTTCTTCAATATTTGAAACATCAATATCGTCTAATTCGGTTCCACCTTTTAGATTTCTCCAAGCACGTGAATAAGTACTGGGGGTATGTAACTTCCCCCAATACTCGTTTCCGTAATTGACCAAATTTGTTTCAATTTCATGAGAAGCAACTGTTTCTATACCATTGTCTAATCTATTTCTCAGCCATTTCTTTATTATGAATTTAACAGTTG